TGAAACAGGTCCATAGGCCATCCCTGAGATGAAGACTGAATTGTCTGGTTGGTACCAGAATGAAGACACCCTCTAGTGTCCGAATTCATCAATCATACGATCATAGGTAGCATAGTCCTGTTCTTTAGGAGCCTGGAAGGATTCTTAGTGAAGAAAAACATTGCTTTCAGCGATGTTCTTACTTTGTATCACTCCAGAAGTGTTCTGTTACAAACATGAATTGAATAAATCCCCCTCATTTAGAGAGAAATCCCGCAAATGCAGTAGATATTCAGAGTCCAAAATTTGTAACATCTCATTCCTAGAGTACCGCCATTTACCGGCGTAAGCGCTATCGTAGCTCTCTTCATACTCTTCCATTGGTCTAAAAACTTGATCCACGAAGTTAGGGGTTCCCACCGATAAGATCACCGGCAAGTCCCGTCCGGAAGTGACATCCATTGAAGCTCTCGTGTATTCCATTGTAGGTCTCTCGATACGTGGAAAACAGAAAAATGGTGTGCTATCGCAAAACTTGAGAAAAGACCTGCTTTGTGTAAATTCAAAGCTCAAGCATCCCCTGTCCAGCTTAGTCGACAATTCATTATAACAATTTAACCTATCAGAATGGTCTGGAGTGTATAGTTTACAGTTTTTAACTATATATTCTCCATAAGCCTTTCTGAAACGGTGATTGTCTAAATGTTTATAGACTGAACTAAGACCGAAGTGTTTGAAAACAGGAAAGAAGTGTTTACGGATCAAACTTCTAACCGTGGTCTCAAGTTGCAAAGGAAGATCAGATCTCCGACATCCCAAATGGTCAGTTCGAATACATAGAACTGACTCATAGATCTTAGGGTATGTCTTCAATCTTCCGAGTAATGATTCCTCTTGAATATCTCCGCCCTTAAGTTCAACAGACGATATTCTCTGACTACTAGTATCCTTGGAGCAGTCTTGCTTATTCCTATTTGTCAAAAGTCCAAAATTGACATAAGGAATCTCTACTAGATCCTTTAAATGTAGAGTAGCATCCTCCTGATTAAGATAGGTATCGACCCGAAAGAGTTTTGAATTCACTTGCATGAATCTATCGGTAACAAAATTCTTCCCAACTGACGGTGTAAAACCGTAGTTACGAAGATTTGTTTCCCAACAGTCATATAAGCGACCTCTGGTTTTGAATAAAATATCATCACCATTAACTCTAACAGGAAAATCCTTCTTTAGTTCTAGTAGCTCAACCTTTCGGCCCACTGAATTCTCAACAGCCTGCCAGTAACATACAATGTTAGCTAGGCAAAGGACGACAAACGAAATAACGTGTCCCATTAATTGACCATTAGACTGAACAAATGGATCGTATCTCTGATATTTAAATTTATCAAAGGCGTTACCATAAGTCGGGAAATGACTCAAAGTTTGGTTCACTTTACTCGCTGTTAGTGTCTTAATAATGTTATAATTAAGCACTGGATCTTTAGATCCGTTGAGAAGTTCAGAAATGATTGCGATACTGACATCATTATTCAAATTGTCAGTTGCGGCGGAATAGTCCCCTGAGACGAACATGTCTCCCACCTGCAAATCATTTAGCAAAGGTATCAGATGACTACGATTGAGAGGTTCACCAATCAAGTCAAAGAAGCCAGAATCATGTGAGTAGAGAAATCTCCACAGTTGCTTTTGTATCTTGTGCATCCTTACGTGCAAACCGGTAGAAGGACGAGTAATCGTTCTGACTTTCATCGGTTCAAGGATAAAGGAAGGTGAGACTTCATTGATTAAAGGCTCGATCTTATCACTATAGTTAATCGGTTTATTTGGAAAAATTTCCAAGAGATCTTTCGTATAGACAGGACAGATAGAGTAGACAGCCTCCCAAGGCTGATCTACAAAACCTGTTCTAGGTCTAACGAAACCGACGAACTCAGTGTAAAGATCAGGGATCTTTATGAATTCTCTCCGCTCAAAGTCTGGTTTACGATCTTCGGTGTTCCAAAAACCGAGTGAACCAAACTTTTCGCTCTGAGCGTATCCAATATTACCACCATCACTATAGGTACTTGATAGTGTTGACTTGGTAGACTGATTATGGGTCTCAGCCATGTCAAATTGGAGAATTTCCTTTCCTGTTTGGAATTTTATCAACTTTCTAACCTTTTTCGAAATGTCATGTCTCAAATATTCAGGGACATCGACAACTTTGGATAACTTAGAAGCATTAGTAGATAAAGATTTTTGAACGACTTCTGGTCCAGAAGGAAGAAGACCTTTCTTGAAACCCATAAATAAAGTATTAATCTTTATTTGGTTCAATTTACGTCTCATTCCATCTTTTGAACAGATTCGTCTAATTTCTACTGCTAATCTCCTAGGAAATAAATCCAATCCGAAATTGGCTAGAGGAACATACTCCGAGGCCTCCACCTTCCAAAACATATTATTGGCAAGGTTAGTCGAGTATTTAAGTTGGGGAATTGTCTGGAAATAGAACTCTAGGAACATATATTTGTTCAGTTCCAAGTCTTTTTCCCAGCAATCCAATTCAATTCCAAAAATTAGGCACAACTCAGTGACTCTTTCAACGAAGTCACGGGCACGATCCTCGTAAGTATCGAGGAAGCAACTGATGAAGCTCAGATCTATTGTGGGTTTCAGATCTTTACTCTTACTCTTTTTATTAGCACATCTACCAACTTCTCCCGCGAACCCGAAATGGTTCGACTTGAAAGAAGCTGGTTTACCGTTAGGACTCATAATGACAAAAGAATCCTCATACGGTTTATAAAGAGCTAGGACATCAGCATATCGAAAGTGTTTGGGAATATTCATACCTCTTACGGTTAAGAAATCTATCCCCTCACCAAGTATCTGCTGGACCCTCGTCCCTGCGTCAACTCCCTCCGGAAATGGACCAGAATACGCACGCGCTCTCGCTATTTGCAAGAGGGCAGCTGTTAAGTATTGTCTGATATTTATCATTATTAGGCAATGTCTTAGTTGTTGTTCTTGAGCAATAGTAAGCGTATTCTGACT